GCCAAGCGATCACAGGCGCAATTTGCACCATGCCATCTTCGCTAAATGCAAAGCAGCCGTGTGCGGCCTTAATGCCCAACACGCTGCCATCGGACACCACATCGCCGCGATGCGCCTGCAAGGGTGCAATGCGGTCACCCAGCATGGCATCAGCGGCGGCGGGCAGATCATCCCAGCCAAATTCACGCAGCGCCCGCGCTTGGCCTGCCTGGGTCTTGTAGGGGCGCAATTCCAGTGCCAGCTTTTCGCCTGTTACCGCCTCAATGCCGGCCAACACAAACGAAGCGCAATCGCGGCCCAATGCAAAGGCGTATTCGCGCGCCGTCCAATCCTCGACGCACGCGGCAAGGCGCGGCTCCCAATCACGGTGACGGGTGGCAAGCCTCACAGATCACGCTCCTTGGCGTCCCATTGCGGAAAATTGCCACCGCCGCCGGGTATGCCTGGCGTTGTGCCGGCCATGCGCACCGCACCGGACACATCGCCGGCATCGTATAGGGTGGACTGAACATAGGTGCGGTTCTGCGCGCCGCTTAACAGAGCCAGATAATTCTCTGCTTCCATCGTAATGGTGTAGCTGCTGGCGTCAGCCTCTTGTGACGGCTGCGTCATGTAACCCCGATATAGCGGGCGCAGTTCAGTAACGGTCGCGCCGCCGCTGGTGACGGTTGCCGGGTTGTAGATTGCCAGCCACACCCGCACCCGCCGCCCAGCATAAAGCGCCGAGTTTTCAATAGCTGACATCAGCGCGGTGTCGGCAGGATCGGCTTGCAGCGTAAAGCCAAGCGTGTCTGTGCCGCCGTCATCGTGACTAACCGCGCCGACTTGCAAAACCTTGCTATCAATCACGTCAAACGTGAAGCCGGCACAATCGCTGTCGCTATCAGTCAGGCCGGTCGGCACATGGATTGGGCAAGGCGCATAGGCACCGCGCAACGGCAGATCAACAAAGTCGGCAAAGAACAGGATGGCCGAATTTGGCGTGGCTGTAAGCGTGGCATCAACCAACGGCATCAGAAGAACTCCTCTGCCGTCAACCGCTGGAAGTCATACACGCCGCCCGGCGACACGGCCCAGTTGACTGCGCTGTCACTCAGCCGCATCGCCGAAACTGGAAAATGAATTTGCACCACAGCGTTGTCAGCCGGTGGGCCGCGCAGCGGGGTTGCCAGCGTTGCAGCCGCCTGCCCGCTGCCGTTAGCAACCAACGCGCTGCGCAACACGATTAGCTGCCGGTCGTCGGTCGTGATCGGAACAGAGATCATCGCGCCGGCAGGGAGGTTCGTGACGCTGGCTTGCAGGCCATCCAGATTAAGCGTCTGGCCAAGCTGATTGGCACCATTGACCAGGCACGTCACCGGCACCGGAGCGACGGCCTGCGCGGCTTCCACGGCTTCCAGGCGGAACCCATCACCGGGCTGCGCCATATCAGCCAGGAACTCGCGCAAGAGGTTCAGCGCGCTTACGCTGTTCGTCGGCACGAAATCCAGATCGCACGTCCACCTTGCGCTCGGCCCAATGCGCAGTTCGCGCGTCTTGCCGGTGAACTCGCTGCGGTTGCGGACAACGCCGCCCGATTGCCGCCAGTTGACGGCGCGCAGGGGGATGCCAGCGGGAAAGTCGATAATTGCCATTTTACACCCCCGCCGACATGGGCATCCGCTGCCGCGTGGACTTGCGGAGCGTCTCTTGTGCTGCCGCCTGTGCGCCTTGCGCCACCGTGGTGATGAACAGCGGCGACGGATTGACCGTCACGTTGACCGACTGCTGCCCGCCGCCGCCCTGCCCGCTCGGTACGCGCGGCATGATGTAGCCAGAGGTTGATGGCACAAACAATTCAGGGCGGTTTTCGCCAACAACATATGCGCGGCCTGGCATCACGCTGCCGCCCGTTGCACGCCCGCCGCCAAAAAGACTGGTAACCGCGCTAATGCTTTCGCCAAAGCTGACACCGCGCTTTCCACCTGACAGCAAATTAAGCAGTCCAGACGAAATCAACTCAGACGCAGCTGCCTTGATGCTGTTTAATAGCGCGTCACCCAGGCTCTGGCCGTTTAAAATAGCCTGTGCCAAACCGCTCGAAAGGCTGTTGGTAAAATCATCAGCCAACTTAATTTGTTCTTGGCCAATAATATTAATTTCAAAATCGTAAGATTGCAAATCGCTAAGTGTAGACGCAATGCCTTGCAACGCTTGGTTGGTCACTTCAATTTTAGCTGGCGTGCCGGCATCAAGCAATTGCCGCAGTTCAAAGCCGCTCTCCATGTTGGCGGGTGTAAAGTCTTTGGCAGCTTTGCCTTTTTTCTTTTTGTCGGAAGATGCAGCTTTTGGCAAAGGCGATTTACCAAACCGGCCACGCTGGTTGAGCGGAAAGCGCCCAACAATATCAAGCATGTAATCTTCTTTTTCAAAACGGGTCAGCGTTTCAAGCGCCTCTCGTTCTTCTTGGCGCGTTCGTCCAATTACAGCCGCACCGCCGCCAATCAAATTGCCACGCTCACGGGCGCGTTCGGCAGCAATCCGCGCCAGCTTTGCGTCATTGGCTTGACGCGCCAAACGGTCACGCATTCCAGTCGCCGTGCCGGATGCCGCCGCTTCGTCAAGGCTTACGGTCATCATCGCGCCAACGCCTTCGCTTTTGCGGATGTTGGCCAAGCCGCGCGAAACGCGCTCTAGATATTCAAAGCTTTTGGCGGCCTTGTCCAACTGGCCCATAAAGAAATCATTGAAGCCCAGCGCCCCCAGAGCCGTCGCCAGCCGGCTTGCCGCGTCCCCTAGGTTCGACAGCTTACCGTCAATGGTGTCCATCTGCTTGGCCATACTGCCAGCAAACACGCCGCTTTCATCGCCCAGCCCGCGCAAATATGCGGTGATCGCCTGTGCCGTGTTCTGAACGGTTGTCGTTACACCTTGGAACGTGAACTTTACCTTGTCGCCTTCCTTGCTGGCCTTGATGCCAAACTCTTTGAGACGCTCGAACTCGCCAGTTGCCGCATCGGCAACCGCTTCGATGAACTGCATGATGTCCTTGCCCATAGCGGCGCTGGTGTTCCCAAACGAACGCAGCGCCTCGGTAGAGGGATCAAGACCAAGGTTCTTTAGCTTGATGTAAGCCTCAGTCACCTGGCCCAGCGTGAACGGGGTTTCAGCGGCAAACGACTGCAACTCTGACATGGCACTTGCCGCGCTGCCGGCGCTGCCCGTGGCAACTTCCAGCATGGCAGACAGCCGCTGCATGTCGGCATTGGCGCGCACCATAAACGATGCCGCCTGGCCAACGGACAACAGCCCCGCCGCAAACCCGGCAAGACGAGCCGTGGCTGCGTTGGCTGAATTGCCCATCCCGGCAAAACCGGCGTCAATCTTTTGGAGCTTGGCCGCGCCCTTGTCCGCAAACCCATCAATATCGTTGCGGGCTTTAGCCACTTCCTGCCGCAACAGCGTGGCACTGGCGTCGATCTGCAAAAGCAGGCGCTGCACATCTTCAGCCATGCATCACCTCGGTGCGTTGATTTCTTTATGGATTTCCAGCGCGGCCCACGCCTCATGCGGGGTGGCCTGCCAGAAAGACGACGGAGGCAGATGAAACACTGCCGTCCAGATGCCCATCAGCCGGCGGCGGGGGTCGCCGTTTCCGTCACCGGCTTCCACTCCCCCGATGCCGTCACGCCGCCGGTTGCGGCTGCCATCAGCACAATGGCGCAACGCTCAGTGGCCTGCACCAGCCCGTGTTCGTGGATCAGCCGCGCCACCTTTTCAGGCCGCGCGCCAGTTGCCGACCGCGCTTCGGGCTGGTCGTTGCCGTTTGCCGCCTGCTGCTTGCCCCATGCGCGGATGCACTCAGTCACGATGATGGCGGCGTTTTTCAGGCTTAGTTCGCCCTGTGCCGCCAGATTGACCAGCGCCACCACACCGCGCCCGGTCGCCGTCTCAATCGCCTCAATGGCTTCATAAGACGGGCGCATCACATAGGTGGCGTCCAGATCAATCGTGACCTCGCCGCGTGTGTTGGCTTCACTCATCAATCACCGTTTCGTTTGTTGCGATTGCATCAAGCAGCGCCGCGCGCCACGACCATTCGCCCGCCTCTGCCGCCATTGCGCTGGCCAGTTCAGGAACGGTGGCCTTGTGACGAAGCAGCGGCGCAGCGATTGCGGCCATGACGCCAAAGCCTGGCGGCAGCGGGCCGGTCAGTGCATCGCGCGGGGTGGTGCCGATGCGATCCAGCACCGCATCGGCATAGCCTGAAGGCGCGCGGCCCAGCTTATCAATCACTGGTTAGACCAGCAGATCGGTGGACGGCGCAGCGACAGGCGTGAACGCAACATTGACGGTGTTCACGTCATTCAGCGGGCTGCCGGTGTTCATCGACGCAACGCGCATGGAGCAGGCAAAAACCACCGTAGGCGTGCCGACTTTGACCACCTGAATGACAGTGGCCGCACCGCTGGCAAAGATCGTTTCAAGGCGCGTGTGGCCTGCCGCATCGGGCAGATCGGGGCGATACTCAAGCGACAGGCTGTAGTTGCGCATCGCGCGCCCGGTGGTTTCAACCACCGCAGATTTGTCGATAGTGCTGAACGAGGTTTCGCCGCGATCCAGCGTAACGCTGATCTGGCCAGCAACCTCGGCAAAGGTGCCAGGCGTGGCGCTGTCAACGCGCACGCGATATTCATTTGATGAAAGTTTAGCCATCGCAAAAGCTCCTTATGCCAGCGTGTCAGTGGTGGGGGCAGCAACCGGCGTAAATGCCGCGTTGATCGTGTTCACATCGTTCAGTGGGCTGCCGGTGTTCATGCTTGCCACCCGCATGGAGCAGGCAAACACCACGTCACCCACGGCAAAAGGTGACTTGCGGACTTGAACGCCAATGGCCGCGCCGCTGGCAAAGATCGTTTCAAGGCGCGTATGACCCGCCGTGTCTGGCAGATCGGGGCGGTATTCCAGCGCAACGCTGTAGTTGCGCATCGCGCGCCCGGTGGTTTCAACCACCGCAGACTTGTCAATAGTGCTGAACGAAGTCTCGCCGCGATCCACAGTCGTGCTGATCTGGCCAGCAACGGCGCTAAAGACCGACGCAGTGTCGATGAAAACGCAGTAATCGTTAGATGACAGCTTGGCCATAGATGCCGCTCCTTAAAGAATAATCAGATCAAAGATTTGCCGACCAACATGCACAAGGTTGGCATCGGTCACTTCTTCACCAACGCCGCTTGCTTGCAGCCTGCACTCGGACACGGAAAACCCGGCAACTGTCAGCTTGTGGCCTTCTAGAAGGTTGAACACCCTGCCCACGATGGCCTGCGCGCTGGGCTTGCTGCGGCCACGGTAGATCGTAACGATGCTCACACTGGCGCGGCGCGGGGTGGCGTCTTTGCTTTCAGCCGCCTGCAAATCAACGCCATCGACAACCACGATTGCCGGCAGCACCTCATCGGGCGCACGCTGGTAAACCGGCACCGCAAGCGTCACGCCGCCTTCGGTGTATGTGATGCCGGCCAGGCGTGCGAAAACCGCCGCAGCGATTGCGGCAGTTGGATCGTTTGCCATGTGATCAGCTCCCTGCGGAAAGCCGCTTAATTGCCTTGGCCAAGATGCCCCGCAGATCGTCGCCAAGGGTGCGCTGCATAAACTGA